TTACAGTCCCTTTATAATGTTCGGCAACAACGCATACATCGTATCTCCCGGACAGGCTGTAGCGAACTCAGGACGCTCAACAATCCCTGCAACATCCCTATGCCCAATTATCTGAGCATTTGGATACATAGTTTTATAATCATCCAAGCACCATTGTAGTGAATCGATTTGGGCATCTGTTGGAGTATCATCTTCCTCAAAATTACCTTCTAGGCTTACGCCAACAGAGCAATAATTTACACCTTGAGCATGTGCGCCAACAACATCATCAGGACGCCCCTGGACTATAGTTCCATCGCCTTTAATAATTCGATGATAGCCAATTCCATTAAATCCAGCTTTGATGTGTTCATCCCATATAGCTTGCGTGTCCTGCATTTGCGGGCCTGCTGTGTGATGCACAACAATATACGTTGTTGATCCTCTAACCGTCAGTCCCCATGGCCAAGGCCAATCTTCTTGTATAACTTCCATATAAAATCACCCCTTTCAATAAAAAAACCGCCCAAACGGCAGTACTCTTTAATTTAAATATTATCATCTAAAACTTCACTGAAAGTGTCATCTTCGTATCATTTCAGCATTTTTTCCAGAACCACTACCAAAACAGCAGTTACCCCTCCGCTTGTTCCAGCGGCTTTCCATACAGCCATTTCTACTTCATGAAGCCTTTTAGAAATATCAGCATTGCTTTTTTCTAACTGTCCTATTCTGGCTTCGCAACCGGAGTGTTCCATACAAGTATCCTGGGTCATGCCATCCCCTCCCAATACAAATATAGCGGTTTATTGTATCTTAACTAGTAGTTGCCAAACTGTTCACTATAGTTTGCAAAGTTTCTATCGTAGCCGCCTGGACTGTAACCGTTGCACTTAATTCCTGAATAGCCTTAATCATCGGCCCGATTAGTTCCATGTAGTTGATTGTCAAAACATCCTTGCCGCCGCAAACCGTGTGGTCTTGATACCCAGCAAAATCAATACCTAGGTCGTCCATAACTGTCTTTAGCTCCTGGGCTATTATCCCTTGATGATAACGTGTCCGGGTTTTAGAGCCATCATTATCTGCGGTATTAACGGTGGTTGTTGTCGTGCCATCATCATTCACTTTCTCGGTGTAGGTTGTATAATCATCCCGGTAATTCCAGCGAAATTGGCGAGGGGTTAATTTATTGATAAACGCCAGCCCTAACGAGGTATCGGCAATATCTGTTTTATCCCGCTGATCGGAACGGGATGCAATCGAATAATAGTAAACGGTGGTGGCGGAATTTCCTAATTGAACCTGATTAGATGCAGTAATATCTGCGCTATAACCCAAGGCGGTGCAATTGGTATAGGTCGCTATTGACGGCCCGGCATTACAGCCAATTGCCGTATTATAGGTTCCGGTAGTGACGGCTTTTCCCGCCAAATATCCTAAAGCGGTATTAAACGAGCCAGTTGTGTCTGCTACCAAGCTGCTTATACCAATAGCCGTGTTATAACTCCCGGTGCTGGAAGTTAAATCACTATTCCCCAGTAGCGCTTGGTAACCAAGGGCCGTATTGTATCCAGAAGCAGACACTACATTGGCCTGAGCTTGATAGCCAACCGCCGTATTATAGTTCCGCAAATCACTGGCTAACGCCCCGCTGCCGATAGCCGTATTATAGCTGCCGGCAATATTAGCGTAAGCGGCCCTTCTTCCCACCCCGGTGTTGTAGCTCCCAGTAGTATTGCTATACAAGGCCTGGTAGCCTACCGCCACACTGGATTCCCCTGTAGTATTCTCACTTAAAGCACCGTGGCCAACACCGGCGTTATAGTAGCCCGTCGATGTCGCTAACGCATTGGTGCCGATTTTAGTACTACTATAAGCATCACTAGAAATCCCACCATCCGGCGCTAAACTGCCAGATAAAGTAGTACCCCCTGTCACGGACAGAGTAGAAGCAAGCGCCGTTGCCCCCGCTACTGCCAGCGTCCCTCCCAAGGCTGTATTGCCGCTGACAGTTAATGCATTCAACGAGCTTACTTTTACCGGTTTGGGCCGTTCAGCCCGGCATAGGGCATAAGCAAAGGCTTTGGCCACTGACACTAAGCCTTCTGCCGTCGGATGAACGTTATCATTGTACCAGCCAAGATTACTCCCGAAACAGTCCTGTACATCAGCCATCTCATAACCGTTGGCGGCACACAGCCGTTTAATAATACTGCGTTTTAATGCTCCTTGGGTATAGTAGGTTGTTGTCACCCCGGTAACGCCGGATACTGCCGCCTCGGTATAGACCGGGAAAACCCCGATAATCGGTACCGCGCCATCCGCTACGATTTTAGCCGCAATTGCGGTTAAATCGGTTTCAAAGGTTGAATCACTCGCCACCCCTTGAACATCATTCGTTCCCAGCATAACAAACACATAGTCATGCGAACTAAACTCATAATTTTCAATACTTACCGACCAACTAACCGCCGAAGTACTGCTAATCGCGTAATTAGTTACTGAAACTTTTCCGATCCCCGGCATGTTCTGGGCAATTGCTTTCAGCATGACATCATAGGGAATCGTGGACCACGCCCCATAGCTGATACTGTCACCCACAATGCCGATACTCAGCGGATTGGCTGCTTGAAAATTATCTTTAGTGTACTTGATAAAATTATTGATCGTAACCACATCAGCTATATGGTAACTAACCGCAAATCCGGCGGTAGTTATCTCAGATGAGAGGTAAAAACATCCCACTTTATATTCATTCACATAAACTTCTACCGTATCTATATCCACAAACCTTAATTTCATTGATACCGAACCAGAAGAATATATCGCATAAGCATAGCCATTTGGCAGCGTGTACGAAGTTGTTGCTATGTCACTTTCGCTACTGTCACTAGACTGAAACACCAATGTTAGCTTAGCGGTATTACCATATAACGCAAAATCGTAACGCTGAGTCGCGGTTAGAATAATCGCCGATACAAACCCTGTTGAGTTTACCGTACCGGCGGAGAAAGTAACTTCATAAGAGTTGCCGACTTCCGGGGTGAAAAATACACCTTCCTGGCCGGAACTAAATGCCGTTGACCAGGCTATTTGATTCACGGCAACAGTGCCGGTAAAATCTCCGTAGGTATTCACCGAGGTAATCGCTGCTGTCGTTAAGGTCTTCATATCGATACAGCTAAATTCTTGTTCATCGATAAAACTGGCTGCTGTTCCTAGATTATATAACTCCCACGGTACGTTTACATTGGCCGGTTTAGTAAATGTCGTTCCATGCCCAGAATTATAGATGGCTATAGGGGTTAGAAAATGCATATCTTTCATATTTGGATTTTCATCAACCTGAATTACAACATCATGGTCGGCATAGATATGACACCCGGTTAAATCCGGCCTGGTTCCGGCAAAGTAATAAGTTGCCGGACCAGGTAAGTAAGCAACAACATTAGGTGCTTTAATAACTGGATTTACTGAAGTTGACGCGGTTATCGTTGTTGTATCATCGACTTTTATCACAACAACCGCCTGGGCTGTCGTATTTTTTGTGGTGAAGGTAATTGCGCTGGAACTAAACGAATGAATCTCAGTACAGATACCAGATGAGTTTATTTCTACAATCAGCATATACCCTGCATCAATGCTTGTTATATAAGTTGTACTTGGAGACAAATCGACCTTAGTATATAACCTTGTCGTACTTGTTTTTATTGTAACCGTGCTACCAATTACTGTGCTTATCGTCGCTTGCGTCCAGGTTGCAGTAGATAATACATCGTCTGCCACCGCCAAAGCCGCTGTCCGTAAAGCTTTATATGCGTTCAAGTCATCGGTTGTCCCGTCACCAGCCGCCCCATAAGCCCGGATATCCGCCCACGGGCCAAGGGTTTTAATATCGGCTAATTTAGCGGTACCCGTGTAATCAGTTAGGGACTGCAAATTAACCTTCATCGTTCGCGTATCGGCATAATCGCTTATCGCCGTTGCATTAGTGGATACTGTGAATGTTTTTAGCGATAACGCCCCATCTGGTATTGTTGGCGCTGCTGGCGAACTTGCCGCTGTTCCAGCTTCATAAGTTATTACACCGGATGATGATATATAGATCAAGTCTATTCTAGGGTTTATCGTGTCGGCGGCAGCAATGGCCTGATCGGTTACTGCAGCAATTGAATAGCGTTTACCGCTAGGCATATGCACCACACATGTATCAGTCGAATATGTCAGTCCCGAAAAGGTTACTTCGCCGCCAGATATTATGCCATAGCCAGTGGCTTCTACATTAATATCAGGTATTTCTTCTGCACTACTTTCGGCTGATTCGGCATATGTCTTGGCGTTCGCCTCACTTGTCGCTGCATCATTAGCACTAGTTTTAGCATCCAACGTTGCTTCGGTTACTGCTTTTTCTATGGTCGATTCCATAGTCGCTAATGTTTCTTTCGCCGATGAAGCACCGGCCGCTGCGTCCCCTGCCTTTGTTGTAGCAATGGCAGCCTGTTTAGTAGCAGTGTTTGCGCTTGCTACCGCCTGGGCAACCAATGCATCAGACCCTTGATCAATTATTACAAGACTATCCGCTTTTTGTTCAATAACAATAATATCATTAGGCATCCTTACTCACCCCCGGCGACACATAAATAAAGCCGTTCAGGATGCGAGTTGATGCATCTTGAGGGCTTATCAGATAAACGTCATACACATATTTGGTTAGTTGAGAGTAGTCATGGCCTTTTGCTGGAATTGAACTAGATTGGTCTTCGGTTAAAATTAAAGAGAACATTCCTTTGTTTGCATTAGTGATTTCATAGTCACCAGTAACCGTTATAGTTGAGCTATTGGCTGATGGCCTTATTTGCCAAAGGATAGTATAACCGGTTAAATTTTTTGGCGAACGATCAGCGCTTAGCCACTGTATAGGCTGAACCCATGTCTCACCCTGGTTAATCCGGAAATGGTATTCACCATTTTTGCCAGCTAATATCTCCAAAATATCCTCTTCTTTCCTCAACACAAAAGAGAGTGCAATTTCTGCACTCTCTTCAGGCTGTAGGCTCTTGGACAATTTTTACCTTTTTCTCATTCGTCTATCTCAATACCATCAAAAGCATTTTGCGACTTAGTAACTGCTAATTCATCCTGTAAACGAGGTTGTTTCTTATTATCTTCAATCAGGTTATTCATCTCAGTATTGACAAAAGAAAGACTACTTCCCGCTTTTTTCTTCATAGACTTTGGAAAACGCAGATAAGAAGCATCATTACGATATGTCATTATCGTCACCTCACCGTATAGTCTGCCCTAGGCCATTATTTTTATCATCTACTAATTTAAGGCAGCATCATATACTCATACTCGCCCCGTTGGCCTTTAGATATATTTTGTAGGCTCCGTTCTAAGCCAGTTTTACTCTTCTTTTGCATTTCCGCATTTACCCGCTTACCAGAAATACTGCGTTCCACCAGCTTACCTCGGTTTTTATCGGATGGATTATCAATATAGCTATCAATAGCCTCAGCATCTTCGGCTTGTTTTTCTTTTTGCTCTGTACTAATAATATTGCGCAAATCAGAGGCCACAGCTTCATCCGTCAGCCGGAAGCCCAAGCCCTTCGCGACACGCTCATACATAGTATCATAAACATTATTTATCCGTCCTCGAGTAGTTTTTGATTCACCAGTAATAGCCTGCGCAATATTCCCCACGCCAGGAGAAATAGCCTTCAACGTTTCATTAACATTACCCTTAGATGCTTCTCTTATTACCGATATAAATGTACCAATCGTTGGTCCTAATGCATCTTTTAATTCCGTTGGCAGTATATCCGCAAGGCCAGTACGGTTAGAAATATCCACACCGCCGGTATACTCAGTAGCGAACACACCATATGTTGCAGCTTTAACAAGGTTTAGACGAAGCTTATCTTCACCAGCCCAAGCAAACATGACTTTCTTTATCTTTTCCTCAAAATCAACACCGGAAATTCCACTTAATAATTCAATAAAAGTATTCAAAAACGGAGGTCCGGCAAAAAGTCCAGAAAGTAGTAATAGTGGTACCCATAGCCGTAGGTTTTGTCCTACGCTACCTTCACGTAGCAAGTCGCCCATAAGCTCTACTTCTTTAAGACCAAATTTCTTAAATTGCAGTAAAAGTTGCGCCGCCGGACCACCACGCCTGAATAGGTTTGGCGAATCGGCCACGCTGTAATCAAAGTTAGCTTTAGTGTTTACAAACTTCGCATATTGCATGGCTTCTTCTTCACTCTTGCCTTCACTAATCGATTTGTGATAGGCTCCCAATATTGCCGCCCGACGCATTAACATATCTAAGTAGTTAAATAGAATCGTTGAGTTCTTAAATAGCTTACCCATATTACTTGCTCGGGAATAACTACCGCTTGCCAACGTTAAATTTGTATCTACACCGGCTTTTCGCAAGATGATACGGTCGGCTAAATTCGGTCTTATTGATCGGGTAAGACCATTTGAAGCGGCACCATAGTCATTTAGTATTGCGCCTATATTGCTGAATTGAGCAAATTGAAGTAGCGCCGAAGACACATTTAACATACCTAATTTCAAACCCGTAATTGTATTGGTTAGTCCTGAGACAAGCTGGAGAGCTGGCCGATCTCCCAAATAAGCACTTAGATACTTTTTAAAGATAGGGTTTAAGTCTAGTGCATCATTCAACGCTTTTTCAATGTTAGTTGGCACCCCATTAACATCGTTAATGTAATCTTTGACGTAGGCACCTTCACCTTCATGGCTTGCACTGTCCCACCGTCCAAATAAACGTTCATAGGTACTGATAGCCTTTGATTTAAATGGGTCCATTGCCACATAACGGCCAACCATATTGAAGTAATGTGACAGTACCCAATCAAGGTTCTTTTCATAACCTTCCGCACCTTTACGTTGTAGGAAGTTACCCATGAACCTATGGCGACCTTTCATACTTACCTTGCCATCCATAAACTGTTTGGCATCGAATAAACTAATTTGCAAATCCTCTGCTATTTTTTGCTGCATCTTAAAATATTGATAATCACCGACAACCGCAGCCTGCATTTCTTCTCCCGGAAACTTAAACTGTTTCGGTTGAATCACAATATCCATATCCGGGTTAGCCGCTGCAATCTTATTAGCTTTTTGAATCGCTTCCCGCATGGTATTACCAGAATCCAGCATCTTGTAGGTGGTTTTGCCAGTTTCTCCATCTGTTATCTTCTTCATGATAAACCAATCGTGGAAGAAATGCGGAATGTACCCGCCAAGCTTGTTAATAGGCGGGGTTTGGCTCATATAGTGAACCTCGTAAAAACCATCACCGCGGGTTAAGCCGCTACTTTCTGGCATTGCATGTTCCGTAACTCCATACGGGTTGGCGCTTAGTATCTGGACATTTGGATTATCCCTCATTTCCGCAAAGTTTTGTTTACTCATAACCGCTGTATCTTCACGAATTTTAGGGGTTTTGTACGACACTAAGGTGAGATCACCATTAGATGGTGTCTCCTTCAATATCGTGATGAATCTATTCTCTTTCAACTTTGCTAATTGGTACGAGTTTAGGTTTTCCGACTTGATTTCAAGGCCTTGGCGAATATCGTTTGCCAGAGTATAGGCTTTATCCATCGCCACACGCACCATACGATATGCCTTAATTACCTTATCCGAATAACCGGCTTCACGTAATTCATTATTAGTATAGTCTTTGCCGTCAATATCGCCTTGAAGTAATATCTTATATAAATTGAGCTTATTTTCTTTGTAGTCCGGTTCATTTTTAAGCCGCTTATATTTCAGCAGTTCGCGGCGGCCAAGCACATACTCCCATTTATCCATCCGGTGCCTAAACTCATTTCTCAAACTTTCTTGCTTTTCCATAGCGATAGTAGCTAACCGAAAAAATGGTTTTAATTTCTGGTGTTGTCGAACAAGCTCATTTACAGATTGAAGCGCATTAGAAAATAAGCCAATTTTATTTGAAGTTGACTTATTTCGGATCGCAACATTGTCAGCTGGCTTTATGCCCATCTTTTGGGCTAGTTTTAACGTAGCTTTTTCATTGACTTCGGCAATGTCGGAACTGTCAACAGTATCTACCTGTTTCGTACTTATACTGTTATCAGCTTCTTCATCAGCCGCTGTAGCCTCTGTGCCAAGCCTAAAACTACCCCGTTCATTGGCTACCGTATCCTTAACCTGTTTCCAAACATCAACTATCTTATTTTTAACCTTGCCCCAAACATCACCAAGGTACTCACGCATTTTCTTGGCCCATTCCCCGGACTTGTTATAGCCTTCTGCAACCAGGCGCTTGCCCAATTCGATTAGCCCCGGCATAGCATCTTGTATGTTACCAGCCGCTTTTTTTATTTCTCCGGCAAGATCAATATTATCGAGTTTACCAAAGGTAGGATCAAGGCCTGAATTGAATTTATTAGATGAGCTTCTTTCAGGAGCAACGACATCGGTAACCTGTCGATCCTTTGTCAACCATTCATAAGATGGTTTAAATTCTTCACCCGTCGGCAAGAAATAACGGGTATTATACTGAATACGTTCGCGGATAATGCCATGTTCTTGGAATTGAGAATCGTATTTCCAAAGATTATCGCCAATTATTTCTATTCGGTTTTCTCCAGATACCCGCCTTCTATCTAATTTCCAGCCATTAGCTAATTCAACTTCGTTGTTTTCATTTAGAATTTTATTTTTAATATCATCAGTTGAAAAATTATATTTTTTAGATGTTCCAAGTCGTTTAAGAGTAGCAGCAATATCTCTTTCCTTTATAATTCGCCCTAAGAATACACGGCCATCATCTGCTTGCACCCGGATAACTCTAGCTTGTCCTTGTGGCAATCTATCCCATATCGGAAGAATTGCACCCGTTATCATGTGTAAAGTTTCATTCCGATATTTTGGTTCTTCTAATAATGCCTGTTCCCACAATTCTTTACCTTGATCTTCTTTTAATTGCTTCCATCCATCACGCTTAAATTCTTGTTCATCTATTGACCGATACCTATTTAAAGAAGGACTTTGCAGAACATAGGTATTGGTTACTGCGCCTCGTTCATTTGTTCTACTCGCGCCTTGGCGGACAGCCCATATCTTACCGCTCTTTTCATTTTTGTAGAAACCAATGAAATTTCTTAGGCGTATTGCCTTTTCATAAGAAAAAAACTCATTTTTGTATTTTGCTTCAAGCTCTACATATTTTGTTTCAGCATTATTACTATCTGATGAATAAACAGTTTTTTCGTCTTTAACTTGTACTCCGTCCGCACGCAATGTTTCCATACCAGTATCAAGCGTACCATTAGCAACATGAGTGTCAATTATTTGATCCAATATATCGATAAAATAATCAAACACCTGATTTTGTTCATTAGAATCTAAAGTTAATATTCGGTTTAGAAATTTAGGAACATCCCTCATCGTCTCAACATTAACATTACGTTTATTAATGTTATCATCATTATTTTCTAAGGATTCTAAGCCCATTTTTATTAATAGTTGGTGAATATTTAAATCCTTATATACGTTGTGCATTAAATTTTCATAAAATCGTTGCAAAGCATCTTTCGCATATTCTGATTCAAGATTATCTTTTGCACTAAATAATCCTTGATTGGCGGCATCACGCTGGCCTTTAGTCAATGCGCCCAATTGATCTAATCTTCTCGCTATAGTTGAAATAAACCGTTTCTGCCCTTTAAGGTTAGTAGTAACAAGAACATAATGAGGCTGTGAAACTTCACCAGATCGGTGAGTACGGCCAAACCCTTGAACCGCACTATCAGCACGCCATCCGGGTTGAATGAGGTAATGTATTCTACGCCGCTGGTTTTTCATATTAGCACCAGCATGAAAACTTTGGCCTGTACCGCCAGCTTCTGAGAAAATAAGAATAGCTTTTTTATCATCAAGAAAAGCTTTTACATCGGCTTTATTATGAGACTTAGACCGTTTTTCAATTTTAGATACACTATGTCCTGAATCATCTTTTTCGCGAACAACCCGGCGTTGCCGCCCGGTTACTTCGGCTACCGTTTTAGTTCCGAAAGTATTAATGATTAATTCTAGTGGTCCTTCCGGTACTTTCATAGAGCCTAACCGATTCATTAAATCTTCTTTCATACTAACTGCAGCTTGATTTAAAACAGGGTTACCCTGACTATCTTTTACAGGTCTTGATCTTTTATTGCCTTCATCATCTATAAATTCTTCGTACTGTGCCACCGGAAAGGATTTATCTAAAAACTGCATAAGAATATCGCGGGGAGTCATATCTAAATCCTCTAGCGCTGTATCTTCTTCCATATTTGAAAGCGATCTATTTTGAATTGCTTCATTTGTATTAACTAACTGCATAACGATTGAATTGCCTGCTTTGATTTGTTTTCTAACATCATCAATAACAGCAGGCATTTGCATAGATGTTAGTATCTGATTAAAAAATCGTTGTTGCGAGCCCCAAAATTGGCCAAGCGCATTTTTCTTAGCATTAGGATTTTTGGTTTTACCATCTTCACTAATTGCCCCGGTAGTTTTTAATGCCTCATGAATATTCTGTAATACAATTTGCCATCCTTGGGCCATAGTATCATATATTTCGCGCTGTTCAGTGGTAAGATCATGGACAAGGGTCCCATAGGTAACACCATCATAGCTAAGATTACGGGCCAAATATACGCCTAAAGCTTTCATGTCCCGTGCGATAAGTTCCATCGCAGCTAACCCGGAAGAATTGATTTGTGAAACAAAATCATTTACATCACTAAAGGCCGTGCCTTCACCCCACAAGCCTAGGCGAGTAGCATATCCCAAATTTGAGACTTCTGTTGCTCCAGTTGCTGAAACATAAATAATACGTGCATTAGGCAACCGTTTTTGAAATTCAACTCCAGCAAGCCCTTGGGCGGATGGCTTTTTATTGCCACGTTTCCCCTTCATTGGTAAGCAATTAGCCATCATATGCGCTTCGTCAAAAGCAATTACACCATCAAAGTCTTTGCCTAACCAATTAACGATTTGTCTGAGACGTGAAGACTTTCCAACCTTTTCTTTAACCCCTTCACCATTCCCATTTGCTTCAAGGTTGTTAGCTAATGTAGGGTATGTAATAAACAAAATACCATCACGTGTAGGAATATCCATACCAGCCTTTATTTTCCTAATAGGAAATATTTGATCGCTATTGCCACCTATATCCGTCCAATCTCTCACCGCATCGTCAAATAGCGGATCATTTTTTGATACCCAAACTGCTTTCTTTTTTCCGCTATTAAGGCTATCCATAATAATACCGGATATTTCCCTGCCCTTGCCAACCCCTGTGCCATCTCCAATAAAATAACCCTTCCTTGTATCATTCGGAAGGGTTTGCTCAAATGATTGGCCTGCATAAACTACAGGCTCTAGTTGTGCAATGGATAGTTTACCTTTACTAATTATCTCCTTTGGCAATTTAGGTGAATATGTAGGTGCTGGTGGTTCGACTGCTGCCATAGCCGCGCTTTGCACTAGGGGTGATGGATGAGGCTTTGCACCTAGTATTTTAAGTTTTTGTGGCTGATAATCGTTGAATGTGGAATCCGTTAATTCTTTATTGCTATCATTATGATTATCAATTTGTTCGACTTTTAATCCGGAAGACAATCCAGTTTCAGTTTTAACATTTGTATCAAATATTCCGCTGCTTCCACCGGATTGTTGATTCTCATGCAATTTCTGGTCATCGTACTCTCCCCGTCGTCCTCGTCCACTTTCGTTAGAAAGTCCATTGATTTCTGAGGATTCGCTCGAAGCATTATCTTTTCGACCATTTCTAGCAGATTGTTCGTATCCTCCGGTTTCCTCAGACGTACCTCGCCCGTTTCCAACGCCCAATCCATTAGCCGGTACACGTTCAATGCCTCCTGTTCGTCCGTCTGATCTAGCTTTACTTTGGCTTTCGCTAGTAGTGACTTTGCTATTCGGTTGAGTGGTGACTGATTGAGCGATTGCATTTGATTCTCTCGTTCCTTTAAATTCATCACGCACACCCTCCAATGCAGTTAAAACTTCATCTAACCCAGTGAAATTACCAGTTATAGTATTTTCAGTTGGACCAGTCTTATCAATTACAAAAAGGTTATTGTCAAAACTAGTGCCATATTTAGTATAGTTTTGACCGTCTATGCCCACATTGGCCCGTACATTATACTCAGATTTTATCTTTTTCCACCAATTTTTAAATGACGGTGCATTGTCGGCCATACCTTTACCGACAATCGCTACTAACCTGCCGCCTGGTTCTAATCTTTGCAAAGCCTGTTCAATGTGCAGTGTTGCGTTTTTAGTTTGACGTTTACCTTGCATCCTACCAGCGGTAGAACTAAACGGTGGATTCATAAGTACAAGCGTAGGCTTAACGTCTTCAGGTAAAATATTATTTAATTGCTCGGCGTTTTCGGTAAATACCTTATCGAATCCCAGTTGCTTAATGATACTGGCGCGCCGATCACTGTACTCATTTACATTGACCTTAGCACCTGCTAATTTGGCAAATGTAGCAATTCCGCCAATACCAGCCGAAGGTTCAAGTACAATATCATTAGAGCTTACGTTAGATACCCAAGCAGCTACATACGCTAAAGTCGGAGGCGTTGAGAATTGCTGAAATTCATCCATTTCCGCAGTCCGTTTTGTCTGAGTTGGTATCTTGTCTAAAATATCCTTCTTTATTTTTTCAACAGCCTTTATAGCTTCTTCCGCATTATGTGCTTTGGATGGATCCACATAACCTTGTTCAAGCAAATACTTATTAATGCCTAATTCCATCGCATCGTAAGCATCTTTAGGGGTATATTTTCCATTGCTTTGAGTGCCATTAAAGGCTTTATCAGCAATTGCAAACAATTCTTGTGAAATGAATTTTTCACCGACACTTAATCTAACTTTTACCCAATCAGCAACTTTAACAACCGCCTGTTGGTATTCAGTTAAATTAGCATCAGGATTAGAAGCAACCTTCTCCTGTGACGATTGCTGATGTTGGTCAGGCAACCGCCGAAGTTCAGTCTGTTGTGGCTTCTCTTCTAATTTCAATTGAGTAACGTTAATTTTCCCGTCTTGCTTGTCAACATTAGTATCGGGTTTTGTCTGTTCTTCATCTGCCGGCTTCTCAATTTTGCTCAGCGACTTATCCGACAACCGAACCATTTCAATTCGGCCAATCGGCACGCCACCTCCATAGGTTGCTATCTGGTCGGTATTAACCATCATATAGGGTTGGCCGTTATTGTTGTCTATACTTCTAACAGCGCCAGTTAATTGATTGCCATTATGATCTTGCCAAGTTACTCTATCGCCTTCATTATAATCATTTTTCGGAGAATTTTCAGCTTCAATTTCATTGCTAGACTTGTTAGTTGCCTTTCCTACCACATCCACAAATTGCCTACCAGCATCCGACAATATCAATTTACCGCCTGGTGCCGCGATATATTTACTTTGTCTTAGTCTATTAAATGCATTTTCTCCGTACTGATTGGCAAATTCGCGCGGTGTAAAGCTTCCGTTTTGAATCATTTTTAATAAGTCTACGGTAGAAGGTTCTCCGGCATCTCGTTGTTCTTGTGGTTGTTCGTTAGTTAAACCAAGACTAGCTATTTCATTGACTACGCTTACGGCCTTATCGGATTTTCTAGCGTACCACACTTTTTTTCCGCGATTCCACCTAAAGCCATTAGCTTTTAACTTATCACGAATTTCATCATTTGGCTTTCCGTCAAATTTAAGCTCAATGCCGTTTTTCTCGGTATTGTCAATAATCTGAACGTTAGACTTATTTACTTGTGCCTGATTATCTTCAAGCCGTGTTGGAAATTCTTCTCCGTCATCCGACCTTACAACATCAGCGTTTCCGGTAATGGCTGGCCTACCAATTGGTTTGTTATCAATAGACGGTATTGGGTTCACTTGCGTTTTAGTAGCTTCATTTCCAGTAGTATTGTTATACCGTTCGGCCATTAACAGATAAGCTTCCGCTAAAACATTATCCCCGGCCTGAGTTGCTAATGAGGCTGCTTGGGTATAATCACCTGTTCCGGCAACATTACGTGCCTGAACAATCAGGTCACTAGAATTTGATTGATCACCCTGCTCGGGGTTAGCCGTAGCGGGGTTTTCTTTACTTGTAGGTGTAATTGCATTGGTTGATGTCTTTTCGCCGTCTACGGCTGATTCTGTGGCTTTATCGCCACGTAGCAAATCAGCAATTTGCACCGGGTACTTTTCAACTATATCTTTAATTCGTCCATTATCAACGGCTTCATTCAAAAAGTTAATTTCTTTTTCATCTGTCGCTGTTTCAGCTTTTTCCTCGGCCCATGTTTTAATATCGCTCAACTGAATTGAAGTTAAATCATCGGTATTAATCTTAATATCGCCAATATCATCTAAAGCCCCGGTAGCCGATCCGCCTTGGTTTCCCATTCGGGACATAATCGAATCTGCATATTCATTTATACTCGGTTCGTCGCCATTGCCTTGTTTTCGGTTCTTTGCTTCATCAGAATAGTCGAGAGCGCCTTCCCCGCCATACCAGGCAATAGCCGCACCTCTAGCCCCATATTTATCGTAATACTGGCGTAATTTATTTTTAGCAACAAGCTCCTGATTTTCCGCGGTCATTGGTGCATCCGGGGATAATCCAGCATCTTGCGCCCAGCTTGCCCAGTTACCGGGCATGATTTGAAATTTGCCGGCCGCTCCGGTTCGACTATTTACTGCATCATAATTGCCACCCGATTCTTGGCCGGATATGGCATTTACCAAGGTTTCAAAATTATTGGCTGGTGCAGCCGCTTCCGTTACGCTTGGAGTCAAATCCGATCCGTTTTGAGCCGATTCCTCCGGTTGTTCAGTGGTGATAGCTTCGGGAAGTGCATCTAATACCTTTTTACTATTATTAGCTTCAGCGGCCTTAACAACTTTATTGACTACACCAGCATATGCACCACCAATACCGCCTAATCCGAGAGCGCTAACCGCCCCGGCACCAGCTGCACCAAATTCGTCCGGTCCCCATGTAAGCGGATTAGCAAAACCTAAACCACTAGGCGCTCTTTGGCCAGTCGCTTCATTTTGTATTGCCTGCTGCGCCCCTTCTGTATACCATTCGGTTGGCATACCAGTGGCCGTATTTAAAACAATATTTTTACCTATGCTTTTTAAAGTTGAATCGGTAGGACTCAATACCGCCTTACCAAGCTTGCCAGTAAGACCGGTTAGTTCTAATGCACCTTCTGCCATTAGCAAAGGTATGTTCTTTCCTACTACCTTATCGGCAATACCTTTAATTTGCTCATCGCTATACCCCTGTTTACGCAAATCATCAACTATATTGCCGCCTTCAGATACGGCTTCGGGAATTTTACTTATCGCGCCAGCAGTGCCCCACTTGAGCATATTCTGCCCAGCTTCCGAGGCTACTTTTTGACCTAATTTATTAAGACCAATATTAGTCAAACCTTTACCTAAAAGCCCAGCGCCTGCGGCTGGTAGTTCTTCTGGCAAAAGGGGCGCAATAGCAAGGCCTATAGGAATTAAAGCTGCACTACTACCAACACCCTGCCCCGTAGCTGCTGCGGCCCCAGCTGGATTGGTCCAGTAGTCAGACATAAACGGTAGCCAATCCCAATCCCCATATTGTTTTGCATCCTTAGGTATATTGGAATCAGCTACATCCGTTCCCCAATCCCCTACAGATTTAGCAACGTTTTTTACTGCATTTATATCACTGTCTGTAGGAGAAGTGGATACAATTTGCGTAATCTTATCGCTGTTGGCAATAGGATTATTATAGGCCAATCCTGCTGCATTAAGGTCTTGTACTAAATTCGCTACTTCTGGGGCATGGACTTCGGCGTATCTCCCGATACCTCCATAGACACTACCGAAACCCGCTTTAGCATTACGCCACGCAGCATCTAAGTAGCCGGAATATGGAGCAGAATATGACGGTAAAGAATCAAGTACATCTTGCGCAGAAGCCTGTGACTTTTTATTATCCGGTAACGAATCTAGTATGTCGTCAACATCAGCCACAATTCCACCTCCTAATAAACCCAACTATCGAATCTATTTCCATAACCTTTATCTTTTAATTTTTGTTTTATTTGGTCAGCAGTAGCACCATTCGCTTTACATTTATCAATCCAATCTGCTATTCCTTGTTCTTCAGCAGATGGCTGGTAGGTCGATTGACTATTGTTATCTGACTGTTGGAGTTGAATACCAAATGAGTTAGCTAATGTTTTATTTAATGACTCATATTGCATAGTTGTATTATTTATCTTCTGATTTAGCGCCGCAACACTATCTTTGTCTGCTTGAGTCAGCATACCATTACCAGATTTAATAATTGCACTAATTTGGTCTTGATAGCCACTTATTGTAGCCTTATAATTATTTGCCATGCCCGCTATAATTTGAAGTTGCTGTAAGCCTTGTTGTCTAACTTGATTATCTTTTTCAAGCCCTAATTTTACTTGGGCTAGTTGGAAATTCTTATTAAACTGATCTTGGCTTTGCTGCATTTTTGCACTGAATTGATCGCTATTTTGCTTTAATTGCTCCCTAGTTAATTGAGCATGTAATATATCACCCGGGCTATTACCTTTTAAATATGTTGGTCCAGGCGAAAACGTAGGCGTACCACCAAACGGACTTGTTGCTGTTGAATATAATCCAATTTTATCGCCAGTATCGACTTTATCAATCTGTGTCTTAGGTGCAAACGCTTGGGCCATATTAATACCAGCACTACCCAAGCCACTACCTAAAGCATATATTGCCGCATTTCTTGTATCACCGTTGTTTGCTGCTAACATACTAGCTAAATAATTACTACCTATATCTGAAGCTTGTTTTTCAATCATTGGTTGTAACTTAGCAATTGCATCAGAACTTAAACCAGCCTTTAATAGCGCTTGCATTGCTTGGTTTTCATATTGAGTCGGGCTAAACTTTTCTCTAGCCGCAGCATAAGCCGCCGCTTTTGCATAATTAGATATGTTTTGGTCCTTTGCAACATCATCTAAGGTTATCTGATATTTATTGTTATCAGCGTTGGTTAATGCCTTACTAAATGAGTTGGTTAAATCCATATTTCCTGGTAATAACCCTTGACTATTATAATTACCGTCAGCGCCAACTACCGATTGCCCCTTTGTTCCAAGCAAACTAGGATTAAACATCGAATTACGTGTCCATTCCGCATCCGCATGGGCGGTATCCATATCTTTTCGTAATTGCGCGGCTCTTGTCTGCAAGCCTGTAACATCAGTGTTTTCATCGGGATTGGCTAATTGTGCATTAATACTATTTAACTCATTTTGAGCGTTATCGTAAGTGCCCGTAGCATTATTGATACTTTGCAATGCCGAAGTAGTCGTCGCTGATTGAGGCAGTAAACTATTTTTTAAAGCATTACTGTTTTGAATGTATTGGTTTACATCATCATCTGCGCCCAAGCCGGTTAAATCAGCCCCTTTGTTTCCTACCGCTGTCCTCATCCAAATAGCCTTTTGATTTGCTGTGTCCATTTGGTTCTGCAATGCTGTTTTCTGGTCGGTTAACGTTTTTTGCACATTTGGATCACTTGTATTCGCCAGTTGATTATTAATAGACTCCATTTGATTACTGGCAGCGTTCCAGGTATTTTGCATGTTAGCTAAACCTTGAACGGCATTCATGCCAACTAACCCAGGAATGCCAGTATATTGGCTGGCGGCTGACGTTATCTGGTCATTGGTTGCTGTAGGATGAGTAGCCGCATCATATAATTTGCTTGCTGTATCCAACCCTTTTTCTAAAGCTTCATTTTTGGCTTTAGCGGCAAGAATATTACCAAGTTGCTGACCTACCGTTGCACCAAGATTACCCCATCTATCTTGGGATGGGATATATATAACTTGTCCCATTAATCATCACATCCTATCAACCCATCAAACTTAAGAGGGCTTGTGTCCCAGCTTGCGATCCAAGTAAGCTACCTAATAGTCCACTACTTGCCCCCGTCTGCACTGTCTGATAAGGCGTTGATGCTTGGAAATTACGTTCGGTTGTATACCCTTGCTGTAACGGCGTAGTCATACTCTCACCCGTAGAAACAAGATTACTTCCTAGATTAGCCGCGGAATTATAATTTTGCTGATGAGCTGAAAGCAATTGTTGATTACCAGTACTTTGAATATTAGAAGCTGTATCGCCAAATTGTGTAGAATCAATCACGCCGTTACTTGCCGCTTTAGCTAACGCTGAGCCAAAGTTTTTATTGGTATTGGTATTAATTAATTGAGCCGATGCGGCATCAGCACTTTTAACCTGTGAATTAGTGCCATTATTATATAAGTCAGTAAGGTACTGTGAACCTTGATTGATCAACTTTTGACCAGTGTTATATTCATTAGTCGCACCAGTAAAATACGTATTACCGGCATTGGTGCCCCATGTAGACAGCGGCCTTAGATTATCGTATTGAGTTGTGCTCCCATTTGAACCAAAAAGAAAACTATTTACCCCGCTCATAATCAAACCTCCTTTTCCATAATAAAGCCAACGATGTGATACCCGAATTTGCGGACAAACGCCCCCGGCTTCCGGTATGTGCCGAATTTAATTCTTTTACACCCCAGTTCTCGGGCCATAGTTTCCAAGAAGTTATCCCAATAACGGCCATCGCCGGTTACATCTCCAGCCAGGAGCGTATCACCGTCCTGCTTATAAACACAAAACCCTTTTTCTGCATCAAACACAAAGTTTGCATCAGGAAAAGGGTTAAATTTATATCCTAATTTATTTTCATAAAACTCAAGCCACTCATTTAGTGTCATGTCGTTTTACTGTCCGTTACTGCTGTAGTAGTATTCGTTGTTGGCTTTGGCGTGTTATCTATCAATTCACCATGTTCCATAATTAAATTTTTAGTTTTTACTTCTTTATCATATTTTTCAACTGATACATTACTCCTGTCAGCTATTGCCGTATCGGACGGCTTATGAGTAAAGGACCCAACACATTTACCGCGTGTGTTAAACGCATAATACATCAAAACCCCTCCTCTTTCTCTTACATATTCCTTTACTAGCTTTGCTTTTGGGAGTCTCACCAGCAAAACGTAAGCTATTTGCATATAACAAACCCTAGGATACCGCAAAAGCGTAGCAATCCTAGGGTTTATAGTTAACGGAATGGACTTTTATCGGACGTTAGTAGTTACTTTGGATATCACCAACAAAATGCGGATTTCATACGCTAAGCAAATTTTCTTGAGAGAAAAGCCGTTTCCCCGTACGCTAAGGGGTAACGGCTTTATGAATTTTCCTACATCTAATCTTTAATAGCGATATATATATCAACTTGGGCATAATCAACATTTGAACATCGTTTGTCGTATAGTTCAAAATCCGTTGAATAAGCTCTCTTTTCCTTTAAGGCATCGTCTAACCAGATTTGTTTCCATTCGTTTATGACGATATCTGGAATTTTACCAATAGCAGAAGGGATAATTGCGTAACGAGATGAAGAAATTGTTCTCCCTACCATTCCTTCGGGAATGTAACTTAAGTTTTTAACTTTTGCACCTATGAAATAAGTATAATATCCATTTTCATCTGATTCATAATCTGTGTAGACCGATAAAATATGGTTTTCATGACGGTTCGAAATTTTACTTAACATTTCGGAGTAAAAGGTTTGGATTAGCTTCGGAATTTTTCCTTTACCGTTTATTTCATTTTCATTTTTTGTCTTTTCTTCAATACCGATTAACATTATTGGCTCAATAGTGACAGTTTGTAAATTCATTCTTAGGCCTCCATTTTACATTTATTTCATGATAATAGTTATCAATCTATTTATATTTCATACTTGACAACCACATCAATCCTTTGTATCACTATAAATTTAAATAAACGTTGTCAAGATCATATGTAAATATAATCAAAAGCACCACTTCAAGCAACGAAACGGTGTTTTTTACATAAGGCTTTCTTAGCGGACGCTGTACTAGTTTTTTAAAATTAACTGCAAAAGATTTGTTCTGGATTTTCTAATAGTTTTTTCACGTCATTCAAGAAATTCCCCGCATATGCTCCATCAATTGCTCGATGGTCAAATGAAATAGTTATAGGAATGTTCATAACTTCTATAAAGCTATTTGCTTGACACTTTACAATTGGTGTAATAGCACCTAAGCAAAGTCCGGCAATCAAAGGCTCCGTTATTGCCAGCGAACCACTATCAACATGAAAAGATCCCATATTTGAAATTACAAAATTTCCATAATGCTGCATAAACTCAACTGGACTGTGATTAGCTGCTTTAACGGGAACTTTGAACATATGAATAAGAAAATTCATAAACTCACCATTACCGTTACGAATTTTGGATATTTCACTTTGGCATTCCTGCGAAATATCCAAAATATTTTTTGATTCCGGCTGATTAATTACTATATATTCAACATGTTTTTCCACAGCAACAGGAATGTTTAATATTAAATCCGAGCTTGGAATAATATTAGTCCCTTCAGAAAGGCTATATAATTCCGGATAATTCATTAATGTATCTGCTACAGCTTTAATTATAATATGTGTAAAAGTTAAATGCGCAATACAACTATGCATTTCATTCCATTTTCTTTTTAATTCTGCCAGATGAGTAACATTAATGTTAATTGTCAACGTAACTGTTGGAAACATACTTTCCCTTTTAAATTTATGTATTTGAAACCGACGAAACATAATATCTCTTTGTGTCACTGTTGATTGCATTGTAAACCCTCCTCCATATATAACCTAATACTAAAATTACAAGTTATATATATATTTCAATAATCCCGTTAATAACATAACAGTTTATTATAGGATGCAATTAGTTACAATTGTATTTCGCCGTGCTTCGCTTAAAATACCTCTTTTAGGTTACTGAGTTTTTTATTATCTCCCCATCAGGTAATCTCAATATTCCTATCTTTGCAGCTATCAGCCCGCGACCAGCCGCTACCTTTTAACTGCATAACAAAGGTATGAGTCCCGGCGGCCAAACTAAGCGATTGGCTGACCGATTTACTGTATATTTTCCCCGCAGTTTCCCTCGCCGTCCAAATATCTTCGGTCATGGTATAATCTCCGCTGCTACCGCTATTCCAGCTTGTAGTCTTATAGAAATAGCAAGTCTGCGTTTCACTATCTACTAACACCCGGCCTTCCACGTAGGAATCTCCATCATCATTATAAAAATCAATATCGTATTCAATGGTGATGGTTCGGTTTTCTGGCAGATCCACGCTAAGGCTCGTTGATACATCCGTCCAGCTTCCCCAAAAACCATCTGTATAGAGATTGGTTTTAGATAAGTCGTGAAATCCATCATTACTGTTCGCAATCGCATAGGTCGTGCTGCTTTTAATGGCGCGTAAATCAGACGCGTTATCACTATCCACATCACAAAGCCTAGCATAAAGGATTTCATTATCATTCTCCGTATCGCGAAAACAAATATAGGTACTGCCTACGTCAAATTCATCCGTATAAAGAGGCACCGTATAAGTAGTATCGTCTTTAAAGTAGTAGAGGCTTTTATCCGTAGTAGTCGCCGTAATTTTTCGTTTGGTATCAACATTAATACATACAGCATTAACGTTTTGGCGAAGCGTATCTACGTTAATACTTACGGATTTTCCCATTAATCTAGCAGTATCCGCGTTAATACTTATGGATTGTTTCAGCAGTCTATAAGTATCTTCATTTATGCTAAATGAATTGGATAAATTTCGGGCAGTATCAACATTAATTGAAACTGTAGTTGCCATGCTCCCACCACCTATGATGATGACGTTGCGCTAATCGTTGTTGCAACAACAAAGTTGACTGTCTTATCGTGCAATGTTAACTCAGTTGAAACAGATTTATATTTGGCGTACAACAACGTATTAGTTGTTGTAATAGTACTGGTGATCGTCAAGGCCGTCCCGTAATCATTCCAGGTTGAACCATCGGCAGATAAAGCCCAATAACTAGCAGTAGTACCGTCTGGTGTAATGACGGTACTACCTGTCGTTGTATATCCGCTTTCGGTTCTAATAGCCAGGGTGATGGTCCCGGACTCGCTGCCAGCCGTAACGCTACTTGAATACGTAATGGGACTGGATTCATTGGCCACGCTTTTTACTGTGGCTGAAGAACTATGCGCTACCGTCAAATCTGCGGACAAGGTTATCACGTTGGTATCATAATCAACGCTTGATACTGTCGCTACTTCTGAATCAATCTTAATTGACAAAGCCGCATAAAAATTAGTAGCGTCATCTACCGTGATTGTCGTATCGCCAATCGCAGCAGCTGACGCTAATGTTGTTGAAATCTCTTCACTTACCTGGGTTCCGTCCGTCCCACCGGACGTAGGGCTGTCGGTATAAACATGGATATACAAGTAGCATCCTCCCTTCTAGGCAATCCAGATATTTCCACCAACGTTTCCGGTTGGAATATTGTAGGCTGTACCAGTTGTATCTACCGTCAAATTACCTTCCGAATCAAGCACCGGCAAATTATTAGCCGTATTCGTCGCATGATAGCCGTCTACTTTATCCGCATCGAAGTTTTCTAATAGCGTAGGCACTTGCGTATTCAAAAGGTCATTCATGCAGGCGTAAATATGCTCAATTTCCTTTTGCAATTTTTCAGCTTGGGTATAATCATTATCTCCATCGGAGCTAGTATGATCCAATGGATACAATGGAGAATAACTCATATCTATCCACCTCCCCCTACAATTCCGCTATCGTCAGCGAAATGTTTCTTATTTTCACTAAACCTTTAGTAATCTTAATTGTTATATCAAAATCTGTTATATTAAAATCTACTTTTCGATCTACAATCACTAAGCCGTTAACCCATATTGGCCGATCGCTACTATAAATAACACTGGTATTGTTATAAACCGAAGGTGATTCTGCACTTAATAATATCGTTTCGCTAAACTTACCAATCTGAATATAACACGTAGCATTTTTAACACAGTAAAACTCTATATGGATTCGTTTCATATTTATTTCATTGTCATTTCTGAATCGCTTGGATTTATAAATTGAAGTAACATAAACCTCATCTTCTTTATCACTAAAAGGATTAAGTAAATATATTGATGCTCCCATGGCAATATAAGCGGCATTCTGAAAAGTAGCAATATCATTGATTGGACTACTAAACCGTCGCACGCTGTAGGCATTTCGCAAATAGTTATAAACATAGATTTTCCCACTATTATCTACTTTGAGCCACAACTGCTGAAGTGATGGCAAATACCACATTCTAGCCGCCGCATTATTTGAGGCAATACTATCAATTTTAGCTCCAATTTCACTTGCTTTAACCGAGCCATATTCGACTACCGTACCTAAGTCCTTTAAGCCGTACTGCCCATAAAAATAGGCGTTATTCCCGGCCTGAATAGCACAAAAGCGATTTTGGCAATGGGCACTATCACTTACGCTATACAAAGCTTGGTCGGGATAGTCGCCTTCAACTCGAAATATCTTGCCGTTGTTCTTAAATACGATAATATCCGCACTCAACATGACAACTGCAGTAATAAATCCGTCGTCCTTATAGCCTATCTTTACTTTATCGGCATCGCTGGTCGTATGGGTATAAGTCGTACTATTGGTTGTCGGTGGATCGGTACCAAGGTTATATGTTGAGCCGTCATCCGTCCATGAGGTATCGGTAGTTGTTTTTAGCAAAGTGAGTTCATCTTCAGTACGGCCATAAATCTTATATTTCACCGCATCAGTAATCGCCGACCAGCTAATCGTTACACCGCCGGTTGCCGTCAAGGTTATTTCTTGCGTTTCTGAGGCGGCGGTTTCGGCATAAACCGGGTCGTTTCCATCAATGGCCGTGTTCTTTACGGCAGACACTTTATATTGATAAATCCCGGCCCCTTCGGCATTATTAACTACAGTACCCAGGGCTTCCGTATCGCCATAGTCATAAACAAGTTGATCTTTTTCACCCCGCTTATTGGCTGTAAAGGTTAGTACATTACTATCTCGGGTTACAGTCCAGCCGTCATAATCATTGCCATTAGCAATCTTTTGGGCAATCTCAATAGCGGTATCATCGTCCTCAATGGAAACGGTATATGCGACATCACCGTCAAGGGTTAAGGTTACATCGCCGTCTGCATCAGCTTCCTCATAGATTGTTAGTACGTCTACGTGATAAGCGGTTTCTAAGGTGCCGTTAGTTGTTGCCGTCAATGTTATTTTAGTAGGGTTAGTAATGCCGGTATCACTCGAAAAAATCCAGTTTGTTATATCACCAATGCCGCAGTAATAGAAATAATCATTTTTCGCATTATAGACGATAACTCGGCCATCTTTTACGAAAGCAGCATCCGCTATTGGTGCATCGTCATCATCTATGGTTTGCAGGCCGCTGGCAGTATCCTTTTTATCATAATACTGAATAGCACCACCGCTGCAAACTACTATCTTTTTATCAAACCGGGTATAGGACGGCAATTTATAACCGGATAAGGTATAAGTATGCAAGATACTAGCTAAGTCGGTTTCGTACAGGCTGCTGCTATTCGAAAAGAACATGTTACCATCACCTTTAGAAAATAGCGTTTCTATATCGCCATTAGCAGAGGTATACACCTTGCGTAATCCGCCGCTTGATACTAGCATCCCTGACGAATTTAGTTCGAAGTTCTCTAATACCTGGGATTCGGTTTGCCCTAATTGATCCGGCGTTATCGCATAGTTAATGCCGCCGGTAAAATCGGATAAAGAAAGTACCGTTTCATTTTCATGCTTGGTTGACTTCTTCATTAACTGCCACCGCCTTGCAGTAAAGACAGGTGTTTTTCAAACAAAGCATTGTCCTGAGTAACATCAAATTCGTTGCGGTTTAAAGCATATATAGCAGTAAGCTCCACTAATAAAGGCTGAGTACTGACCTTGAATGGTATCGTGTCATTGGTCGCACTAACATGGCTTTTAGCCGCATAATACCGCATGGTGGCCGTTAAGCCGGACAAAGTTTTGATTGTGTCGCCCTCCATATACAGCATTTGAGCACCAACAATACTGTCAAAGTCATCCGTTTTGGCAAGACTTCCGTCCGTTACTTCCACCGAATTTATCATTTCTCCATCTTTGATCCGAATCAAAAAAGCTGACATATAGTCAAACGCTTGATTAAGGCAATCGATTAATTCACTATCAGGATATTCCGTGGAAGTTGTATCACGGATTTTCATCCTGACCTTGGTTAATAAGGTGCTGACTGTAGTTGCCAACTATATCACCCCTGTATTGCCTGAGTTAGCATGTCATTCAGTTGCTTCAACATCACCGAATCCTGGTCAATTGGCTTGCCCATTTTGTTGATTGCCGCAATGGCGGCATATTGCACCAGGACATTTTTATACTGATCAGGAAAATGAATGGTATCAGTAAAAGCATCAATCGAGTCTTTCACCGCCCAATATTCTGCTGTCACTGAGTCTAAATCCAACAATAACATAAACCCGGTACCAGTTCTTTTTATGGGATATTGGCCTACGAACTTTACAAAGCCAGTAGGCAAAGTCGTATCTTCGGTGAATTCGTCTTCCGTTATCATAATTGGGTCTTTAAAGGAAATAAGCTGGTTGCTTAACCAGCTTATTGCTTCGTTCACATATATGAGTAAAAGGTTGTCATCGCCGATTGATATTTTCCCTTCATCCCGAATACGGACGCGTAGGTCAGGTAATAGGTCTGAACCTATCATGGTTTTCACCTCCTACATTTTAGATGCTTATCGTTTTTTTGCAAATCAGTTTGGAAGGAAATGTAAATATTCAGTAGAATCTATAACATACAAAAACTATTATGGAGGGACAACAATGAACAAAATTTTTCTCACCTTAAGCTTAGTTTTAATGTTGGTCTTTGCTTTTTCCGGAATCACTTATGCGGCTGAAAATCCTTTTAATGGATTAACGCAAGACCAAGTTATTCAAAAGTATTTTCAGGGAAGGCAACTGGACCCAATCGAAGGAATTTGGCATACATTGAGTACAGTAATTATCATTAAAACCAGCGCCATAGATACTATTAAGGATTTTAAAGACTACGATTACATATTAGTAGAATATTCCACAGATCTACAAAAAGCCGAAATATTTGGTATACGAAAGACTCAGCAACCGCATATTTTTTCATATGGGAAGTGGTATCGGACTCTTCGTCAAATAAGTCCAATTACCTTAGTTTGGACAGAAGGGTATCAAAATCTCGAAAATTTATTTATTACTCGCGTTTATCCAAGTGAATTGAAATAGAACTTTTCACCCTGGGAGATTATAATCATTCCCGCTTTTCTTTCGTCTATATCTACTTGATCTTGATCCGTAACAGCCATCCATCAAGTTATTGTCATTATTAAATGTACTTGCTAGAGATAACACCTTTTGCTGCCATAACTGTTTTGCCTGCTCCTTGGTGGCATAATCTCCGGGAGATAACAAGATTATGGCATATTCAATAATCAACCCATTAAACTCATCAGGAAAACCAGTTTCCTCAAACTCCACTTCACCATCTGAATTAATAACCGTTTCCCCTTCTTCAAGCGGAAGTTTCTCATTATCTTGGTCAATAAAAGTTAAGTGCCCGTAATACTGTTTTACTAGGGTATTCATTTCACTTAGGGTTTCGTCCAGTGCATCTTGCACTTCATATTTGCTGTAGTTAACAGCGTCCATGTCTTTTAATTTAAGGCGTAATCTATAGATAATTTCACTAACGGCAGACATATATTCCACCACGCTTTATAAAATGGCCGGAGCAAATATGCCCCGGCCATTAAAATTTAGAAAACACAATTGATAAATGGTAAAATACAACTAAAAGTATTTATTTCACTGAAACTAGGGAGTTCATACTATGGAAAAGACAGACAATTTTTTTGAAGACCTTACTAGTAACTATGGAACTATGGTTACTTCTATATGTCGCAGAATGACCCATAATGAAGAATTATCTAAAGACATTGCACAAGAGGTTTGGTTAGAAATTATAAAAAGCTATCATTCTTTTAAAGGAAAATCACAATTATCTACTTGGATATACTCAATAACCCGTCGCGTCTGTTTACGCTGTATTAATAATGAACGCTTATATACTACAAAATTTTTAAGAGAATATTTCAGAAATGAAGATTTTAAAATTTCAGGAGCTAATAACCTTGATGAGCATGTCTTGGTACAAGAAATGTGTGATAAATGCCTCAGTGGTGTGTTACACTGTTTAGATAAAGAAAGCCGTTTAGCATATATTTTTCGTGATATCTTACAGTTATCATATTCAGAAATTGCTACCATATTTAATAAAAATGAAGATTGCATGCGTAAAATTATTTCACGTAGCAGGCGCAAACTACGGAATTTCTTAAATGATGAATGTATTTTGCAAAATCGCAATGGTAACTGCAACTGCCGCATGAAAAGCTTAGTAATTAATGCTAATCTTCCTCAAGAGTACGATAAAATTCGCAATATTATTGGTCGAACTAATTTATATTTTGAATCAAATCAAATACTTCCAGAGTATAATTATTGGATTAAATATTTATAAGACTAGTCACAAAAACATAATATTCTCCACTAATTAGTTAAATAAAGCTAAGGAGGATTTTTTATGCTACTAGAAAAGAAAGTGAATTTTCTCGAAAACATTTATATTGGAGTATTAGCTGACTCCGTTTACCACTACACCAAAGAAAACGTATTACATCGAATTATCGAGGAAAAGAAAACAGAGCAATTGAAGTCGGGAAGTCAACTAGTTCAATTTCTGGGAATAAAAAAAGCTGAAGATGTTTTTACGGTTTCAGAAGAAGTTTTTAATTGTGCAAAATGGGAAATAGTCAAAACCGAATCTGGGTTCATCGCTATTACTAAGTTTTGCAAACTTTGCTCACTGTGCAAAAAAAATGGTACAGATAAGCCGTGCGACATTTACTGTCTCAATCCGTTTGAAGGTATGATTAAGGGAATTAATAAAGCTTATGGGTTTGATATTTTAAAAACTTTATGGGATAATACCGAATGTAAAATACAGATAAAATTAATATAAGCTATTAAATTCATTATAAACCGGGGTTTTTTACACCCCGGCTTATTTTTTATGATACAGTAACAACGCTAGTAGCATCGGTTAGCGTATAACCAAAGATCGAACCAGACACTGTTAATGTGGCAGTATCGGCGGCAACCCACGCAGCCGCACTACCTGTAAGTGTTACGGTTAAAACACCATCAGTCATATCATTTGATCCAGCCGCAGGAGAAATACTTGCCACTCCAGCGGTGGACGTATCAGCAATAGCCAACGTTACTGGGCCGTTATACCAGGAACAAACTTCACCAGTAGCCGTTTCCAATGTAACGGTAACAGTTTTGGTAAACCCGGTGCTGCCAGCCGATTCGCTAACAGTAGTCGGGCTGACATTCAACACCATATCGCCGGACATAGCTTTAATAAAGCTAACCAAGGAAGCTCGGTCACCGGCACCGTTGCATACCATATACTCATATAGGACTTGTTGCCCATCAGTCATGCTCATAGAGAAATCCTCCTTAACTCATTTAAAGGTATGAGCTACGCTCCCACCCTATTAAGCATCAGCTTCGGATGCGGTATACACATGCATAACTCCGTAGTCCTCACCGTTATATACCGATTTGGCAATTCCAAAGATTTGCCCAAATTCAAACCCGACTTTGTTTTTGTAATCGAATTCTTCTTCATTCCATTCCGGGTCACCGCCAACGGCGAAACAAGCAGCCTGTGCGCCTAAGAATAAAGCGTGTCCAACATCGATGCTGGATGCTCCGCTTGCCGTAACTTCAACATTATCATTAGTGAAGATCAAAACTCCATCCCATATACCTTCAGCACCACTGAAGAGCGGGTTATCTTCACCCCGGATATTAGCATTCGCTTGGGCGGTAATCCATGTTGAATCATTTCTCAGATCACGCATTTGTTCTTCGGTTAAAATCATTATCCACACTGATTTGCCATTAGCTTTGATAGGCCGGATTTTGGGTAGAATATAGGTTACACCATCGCTGGTATAAGTTGACCGTTTTTTCGCCTTACGTTTAGCTTTTGAAATCATGGCACAACTCATGGTGTTGGTAGCCGCAATTGAACTAATGGCTGTAATGCCATCAGGATAAACAATCCGATTAGTAGACGGATCCGTATTAAGTGTATCAAAATACATGGTTTCAATTTTTTCTGCATTCCAGTCTTTTAACGCATCCTTTGCCTCAGTACGAAGCTTAATTGAAGTTCGCTTTTCTGCCATCTTACCTTTTAGCCGGACAGCGTGACGGAGTTGATCAATAGTAACCGGGAAATCATAGTATTCCATGGCTTCCTCATTACCTTCTAGAACATCATCGCCAGTTGTTCCATCCCCTGTAAGCGGCGCACGCAGATGAAATGTTATCTGATCTCCAGCATCTTTTTTCAATGTATCATCATATTGAACAATATTATCGGTCCCAGTACCTACATAATTTGAAATGGTGGTATCCTTTAGTGCCATTGTCCAAGTTTGCTTTGCCCAGGCTTGCTCTCTCAGAGAAGCAGGAATGACAGGGCTCTCTGCAAACCGTTGAAGGTCAAAGCCTTTAAATTTATTTTCAGACATAAAACATCATCCTCCGTATTGGTGAAACAAAAAAACAACCTTGCGGAGAATGCTTGTTTGTTAGCTTTCAAGAACAAGTTTCGCATACTCTGGATACTTGCTCTCAAATTCTGACCAAGGCATTTCATTCATCAGCCTCGCAATTTCATCGACATTAACGGTGCTTGACTGATTTGTGCCTTTAACAAGACTCGCTTTAGGTTGTTTTTCAATTTCTTTTAATTTTTCTTCCGCCGTTTTCTTTGCCGGTTTCGGTGGCGGTGCCGGATCGGTTTTTGAAGGTTCAGTTTCTTTTTCCGGTGGTTCCACAGATTTCCGATATTTTGCAAGAGAATTGTTCCAATAATTTTTAACCACAAACAGGTCTTGCGATGTTCCCTGGCCTTGATCGCACTTAAAGTAGGCACTATCAAAGATTTGGCGCTCTTCCTGCGACATAGCCTTCAAATCCTCAACAAGTGCCGCTTGTACTTCTGCAAAATCGTCTTGCTGTGACTGTTGTTGAACAAAATGCCGATAAGATTGCGCGTGCTGGCGTGCTTCTTCCGCGGCCTTTTGTTGTTTTGCTTGATAGGCTTCAATATTACGATTTACTTCATAGGTGCAAGAAGCCAGCTTAATATTATCACCGCGTTCCAAATCATCAGGTTCACGGCCATACTTCTGCTGAAACAATTGCAGCGCAGCTTTCTCGATAATATCGTCTACTGGTGGTGTTGCTTCCGGTGGAGCTGTCTGTGTTGGTTGCTGAACAATTGGCTGCCGTTGTTGCTGGCGTAATTGCTCTAATTCAGCTTTAAGCGCTTCCGCTTCACGTTGTGCAGCTTTACGCTTACCACGTTCGTCAGCCAGCGCACCATATGGAACCGTCTTTTGGCCACCATCTTTATGTGGTTCATCAGACTCACGCTTACTACCCTTATCGTCTTCACCTGTTTCCGGCTCTTTTACGGGTGCCGGATTCCCGTTAGGCTCAGTTTCATTGGTAGTATTTGTTGGCTGATTTGCACCTTCTGTCGGCTCATTATTGGGTGGTTCATTTGCTGTCGGTTCATTATCTAGTGATTTTTCTTCAACCAAGCCATTTTCACGCATTAACCCAATCGCAATATCGCGGTCAATGCCCTCAAATTCTTCTGGAATTTCAATATCGTCATCACCAGCAAACAGCTGTAAGTTAAATTTCTTAGACATAGTATCCTCCTGTCAAACGCCCGTATCGTCGGCGGCACGAAGTTTAGTCCGCTTAAAATTAATGGCCTAACCACGGACGAAGATAAGCCATATAGCAGTACGCCGCTATTCGCGCATAAAAATACGGCTGAATTATTCTCCAGTCGCATGGTCTTTATTTTCAGTTACTGGTTCATCAACCTTTTGGTTAGCATCGTCATCCCAATTAGGATACTTGAATTTAAACTGTGGAATCAAATAAGCCAACTCAGTGCAATGCTGCCCTAAGGCTTCAATCTGCTGTATTTGCAGTTGATTTACCGGCGAACCTACTGCAATTTTACCCATCACCAAGTCTACAGCCTTTGCATAGCTCCGACACGCCTGCAATGTATGCCGTTCATATTGCTCTACAATAGATTGAATAGACTCACTGTTATTCTCGCAGGTAACTTCTTTTGCTTCATATTGTTCATCTGGAATAATTGCCGGGGCTTTTTCCTGTTGCTTATTGACCGGTGGTTTTGCTGTTCCTCTACGCGCCATTATTTACCACGACATCCTTTCTTTGCTCTTTGTTTGGCTGGTGCCTTCATACCATCAGGCGCTTTCATACCGTCTTTAGTTGTTGGGATGATGATTGCAACACCAGGTATTGACGCTTTAGGTTTCTTAGGCATTGTTTATCCCTCCAATATTAAATATAAAAATAGCGACATAGAACTCAAGCTATGTCGCTACGCTAACCATATTCATAATTAAATACATGATTCAGCAGAACATTAATTCATATAATTATAATATTATGTAACACAATTATCAAAAAGATAATTAATTAATTTTGTGCTGGTTTCCATTCCTCATAAACGGAAATAGTACCATTTCTTTCATAATATGGTCGTATAGGATTAACTTCGCTTGGCTGGATTTGAGAAACTTTAAGAACATATGCTATGCACACATCATCTTCTACTGGCTGTCGCGAAATCATTATATATTCTTTACCTTTATGTAGATATATAAACATCAGCGTATTACTCTGATTCATTCTTGCAATTGAACTATCCACCCAGTTTTTAGATTCATCTTGTGCCCAGTCAGGAAATAATGCTTGCAATGTCATATAAAACAAATTTAATTTTTCTTCAGAAGGCAAATTATAAGTGAGAATTTCTGATTGCTTATAATTTGGCCCTTTGATATTAAAGGATACAGATGCCCTCCTTAAGTGTTGCTTATCTTCTCCAGAAACACCAAGATAAATTTCTTTATCAATAACTATGTCTAAAAAACTATAAGGAGTTGTGCTAGAACCATAAATATCACCATCAACATTAGGCCCTTTGCTCTCCTCTATTTTATTTATTTTATAACCTTTACTTTCAAATAAATTATAAAATTCCTTTTCATTAAGTGGAAGATATTCTTCATTAGAAACGGGAATTGGCTCAATATGATTTTTTGATACATATTCAGTTATTCTATCAGCCAACTCTTCGGCTATTGAACCCTTAGTAATATCTACATATGTTGGTTTAACTATCCTATTTGTAAAAAGTGTTGTGCCACTTTTTCCGTAATCTTTAACAATTTGAAGCTGAATCATTTTCTTATCGTGACTTATAGCAATTATCATATGAAACAATTGATAATCTAAATATTCATACTGGTTAGTATAAATATTTAATTTTTGAATTTCTTGCTTATTATAAATTTTTATCCATGCATCATAGTAGATACAATTTCTATCATCTTTTGTAACGGCTAAGGTTGCAGAGTCTAGATAAGAATCAATAGTATCTGAAGAATCCAATAATAAAAATCGATCTTCCGCATAAGAATGGGAAAAATTTAAAAGCCCGATAACCAGGGTAAAAAACAAAATGGCTAAGGCTTTATTCTTCATCAATAATAACCCCCTGCATTTTTTATATTTTAACAGATTCTATTCTTAATTGCCAAATCCTTCAAATCATCCTGGACAAAGATATCCTCTTTATCCGATTCAAGCATCTGCCTTCTCCTTATATGCTCGGATTCATATCCCCGGCCACCTGTTGCATAGCTGCCTTGGTCATTGTCTGCGGCTGATTCTGGGTAGATTGCTGTTGACCCATATTGGACGGTGGAGTTGGTGACGATCCTTGCTGTAAGGCTTGGACTATCATACTGTAGAGTATCTGAATTAACTGCTGTGGCTGTACTCTTTGCACCTCCTGTGCTATCTGCTGCTGTACCTGTTGCGGCAGTTGCTTTTCAATATAAGCAATGGTTTGGGCAAACTTCTGTATATCAGTATGGGCAAGTTGCGCTAACTGTTGAAGCACTTGCGTTGGTAGACTCTGGATAACTTGTTGCAATATACCAGGTTCCTGCTGTTGCGCTTGGGGTTGGGTCTGCGAGTTAATACCTTGTCCCTGCGCGACCATCCCCCCATACGATTGCGGCGACAATTGAATACCAAGTTTAGCCGCAAACTGTTGTTGACCATCAGGCGGCAAGTCCTTGAAGTTGAGTGATGCGTTGACTTTCTCTTGCGCCTGACCTGCGGCCTGTTGTTGAGCCTGTTGCCGTTCCTGCCACCGTTTTTTGATTTCTTCTTTCTGCGGTAAGTCGCAAAGATCGATGAGAATATCAAATACCATATCGCCAGGTATACCAAGTTTGCTGACAGCATCGGTAAGCGCCCAGAACTGAGCAATACGCTGAGTAGAAGCCGCTGGCGTGTCACTAACCACAATATCAAACTCCGTGGTAGACATATCGTTCAGCGTGCGCCAAACTGCATTGCCATCTGAGTCCTGATCCGGCACCTGCTTGTTAATGGTCATAAAGTCTTGCTTGCCGTTATCACCGATAATACGGAAGGTGCGTTCCTCTGTGTAATACTGTTGAATTATGCCCTTTTTGTTTTTCCGGCCCCATAGCCTGAACATAACCTGTAATTTAGATCGCCGCTGGTTATCAAACAGTCCACCTATGTGGGTTATCGCCGCTTTCTGCCGTAACTCTATGGCCTTGCCTGACGTACCAGACGGAATATCAGAACCGAGCATGGATTCATTCACGCCCGATTCGTCTTTCATGGCCTGTACAGTTTCCTGCAACATTTGGATTTCTCCGGCGGGTGCTGGTGCCGGATCAATCATTTTTATTCTTTGCAATCCCCCGGGCATAACTTCAAGCATAACTCCAGGTGTAGTACCAAGCTTTTTAAAATTTTCCTTCTGCGTTTTGTCTATTGCACCCTGCTCATATATCATCCCGGAGTTCATCTGCGTATTTAGAATATTGATAGATTGACTCCTACGCTTATTGATTTCCCGTTGCAGGTCTTTAAGATCGCGAATCACACCGGCAGATATATCATCTTCGCCAAGGTAGTACACCAAATAGGGGACAAAAGGGAACTCGCCATGTTCATACGGCGAGTCTTTTTCTTCTAACAGCACCTTATCAGCAAATATCGTAACAATCACTTTCGTAGCCGGAAGTGTCACCGGTTTAACAATTCCAGCTACAATATGCTCGGTAGTTAAATCTTCCTTTTTAACGTAGTCGCCGTTGGCTACAAGGTAGTATTGCCGCTGGTATATTTCTTTTCGCCAATGCTCTACCATCCTGATTTTTCGGGTATTTCGCTGATACCATAATGGTTCAATCCCTGTATATTCATGCCGTTCATCCTCATCGTACTCATCCGTCATAGCTTCTATTTCATCGGCATGTTCAGGATAAATGGCCTTCAATTCATCTTTGTCCGTCCACTTGGCCCGGCATATATACCGGGCATCGGAATAATCCGGCTCTCTACATTCCGGGTCAACGAATATATCAAAGGGGCTTACTCGGCGTATTTGGGCTTCACCTTCCAGTGTCTCATAGTCAATGTCATAGTACACTTCCAACCAACCCCGACCACAGATAATGCCGTCCATAAACATTAGGCTTTCTTGTGTGCCATAGTCGCATTGATCAGTAATAAACTTTGTCAGGCCCTTGCGTACCGCGCATAGTTCTTCATCTTCTGATGTACGGGGCAGGAATTCTGCTTCATACCGATTAAGTCGCTGATAGCCAGATAAAAGGTTAATCAGCGGCTTAATACGGTTATCGGTTATAACCGGCCTGCCAGCCTCTCGGAGTTGGTGCTCAGTACTTTCATTCCACTGCTTGCCATAGTAAAACTGATAATCCTCTCTGGCCTGATCGCGCCATTCCTGGTCCTTGTCTACCGCCGCCCGAAACTCTGTCCGGCGTTTCGCTAAGTCATTGTCCAAATTACCACCTCCTCTGTGGCAAAATAAAAAGCCCGCTATATCAGCACTTGACTGCGCTGATAAGGGGCCTTAAAAAGGCTACATGATTTTATCATCATCGAAATGATTCTTTTCTAGTCACTTCTCTACTATCTTATAATTGATTAGGTATTGCTTTGTTGAATCCAATCCATCATAACTTTAAATGAGAGTCCCAAATTACCTATATGACAATGATTCTGTGCATGCTCTTTTTTTGTAAACATGCGAGTAGTAAGTGATCTAACATTTGTAAGAGTTTTAGTTTGTTCAGTAAATTGGCAGAGCGGTATATAATGATCTTCCTGCGCCGCCAAAAGAAGAACGTCTTGGGTCAACAACGGGGAAATTTCGGTTGTATTATAAGTCCGTATTTTTTCCATAAACTCATATGGTGTTTTCCCTCCCGTTATATGCATTCCCTGCATCATTGCCCACTTTAGCAATAAGCTTTCATTAATTAACTTATCCAATAATGAATTAACCTCTTCCGAATTTTCACTCACCATAAGTGTATCTAATTTATCCCCAACGGAAGAATCAAATTTACTTATAATCGTTACAAGTACGTGATAAAAATCTGCACAAATATCATCGGCAATTACTCGTTTAATACGATTCTCAAAGGCCGCAGCACGTATTGCAATATATCCACCGAGAGACATTCCAATTAGTGTAACATCGTCTAAATGAAAATAATCTAGTACTGCCTTTACCGGCTTTTCCCACTCATGAGTAAATGAAATTTTGTAGTCTTCCAGTACAGCACCTTGTCCTGGCCCTTCAAAACAAGTGACATCATAGCCAGCGTTTTTAAACACAAGCCCCATTGAAATAATTTCTTCAACATAACTATCAAAACCGCCAACTATTACAATGTTTCCTTTTGATTTTTCTGCTAAAAAACGATAAGCATGAAGAAAACCATTTTCATAAGAAATTCTGTAGAATTGCTCTTCATTTAGGTCATAGTATTCTCTTATTAGAGTAATAAATTGCTTACGTACAGATTGCTTATGGGGGTCATTTTCTGAAATGTAGAAATCCGCGCCACGTAGATAATATGCAGCCTTTAATTTTTCTCCTTCATTTAAAGCTTTCTGAGCAAGTTTAAGAAATGTACTGATATATTCTTCATACGTATGAATAGAAGGAGACACTTCACGCATCTCATTTAACATCTCAGAATCATTAGTCCAGTTGTAAAATCGATTCATTTGAAAATTGATGCTAAAGTCCTGATGTAAATCATCAAAAAATCCGACTGGAAAATCATTTATGGTTTTTTTTACATTCAACATAATATCAGCTCCCACTTTTTATATTTGATATACTGTACTATAATAGTTTCAAGTAATTTAAACAATGATTGGTTTTCTCTTGATTGTAGTTTAAACATCAAATTCACTATTATTGTTGATTTTATTATACTAAATTAGATGGATGGCTTAATTATGTCTAAAAACTCAGATTTACGAGTAACAAAAACGCGAAAACTCATACGTGATTCTTTCATAACACTAATTTCCGAAAAAAGCTTTGAAAGCATTACGATAAATGATATCTCTCAAGAGGCTCAAATTAATCGTTCAACATTTTATCTCCATTACACGGATAAATACGAGTTGTTAGAAAAAACCGTCGATGAAACATTTGAAAAATTAGTAGTTCTTATAGCTCCAGAAGCACACATACAAGGAAGAAATTTAGAATTTTATAGTTTTTCACAAAATATTCAAGCAATATTAAAAACTATCGCCGATGATGCTTTGTTTTATAAAACCATCTTAGTAAATAACGAAATGGTTCATATCCGCCAAAAGATGGCAAATATATTGAAGCGAAAACTCGGACAAAGTTTTCACGAACAGACATTGATTCCAACAGACTTATTTCTTGAACTCCTAACCTCGTTATATATCGGTGCCTTTAGTTGGTGGCTAACTAATGATATGGCATATTCCCCTGCCTACATGGCCGATCAACTTATCAAGATGCTCACCATGGGGCCGATCAAAGTTGCTGGCTTAGTTTCTTATGATGATGCAAGCACCACTAAATCATAATGTTGCCAACCATTATAGAATGTATGACCCTCCTAGACAAAACACTTAATACGTTACAACAGTCATCTTCATCCCGGTTCGCTTCTCTCCCTCAATCTCCACATCCTGAAATGCCGGAACGCAGCCTAGATTCATGCCATGCGGGGCTACATACCCTCGGGCAATGGCTACTGCCTTAATAGCTTGGTTGACTGCTCCCGCCCCTATTGCGCTAAGTTCCACATCATTTCCACCTTCCATCACCGCCGCTATTGCACCGGCAACCGAACTAGCATTTGATTTTGCAGATACCTTTAAAGTTTCCATGAATGATACACTCCTTTTTATTTTTATTGGTTATTAAAATAGCCCACCTCTATAGCGATAGGTTACATAGCCATCCAATCTTTTGATTTCTTTTCTCGCTTACGATATCGGTCCTGCGGCTTTTTCTGTTCGGGAAGAATCGGCACCCACGGTCGACTCATTAATGCATATCTAAGTTCGTCATAAAAATGATCCTCTAAAGTCGTATCAACATCTTCGGGCTTATTTTCATCATAACATAGCTCCGGGAGTGTTCTAATGGCATGAATACAATTAGAGAAAATACGAATACCAGCACCATTCCTTCCCCTGCCGCGCAACCGTAAATGGACCTGCATTTTACCTGCTAATCGATCATTATCTGCCTGATTCCAATATACCCCTTCGTTCGCGAAGGTCTCAGCAACACTTTCACCATTTCGAATTTGTTTATGTTTTTGCCAAATGGCAGGATC